ATAAAAAAAGAAATGAATCTGTAAAAGAAGAAATGAACTTTGCAGTTTCGATCGAAGGTCTTCCGCAAATGTTTATCTCTGCTGATTCTCCTGGTATGCTAAAACAAACTCTTCGTAAGATTGTAAAACAACCTTCTATGATTCAAAATGTGAAGCGTGTTACTGATGCTCAAGTGAAGAAAACATTCCGATTGAAAGCACAGGGTCGTGATGAGGAGGGTGAAGAATGACATACGGTTTAAGAAAAGCAATTGAAGAAGTTTACAAGTACGACTACGGAACCCCAGAGGCAACCCGCCATGCCAAGAAGATGACTCCTGGCCAAAACGTTAAGGAAGATGATGACGGTGAATATGACTATGAAGGAGAGATGGCAAAAAATCAATTAAGAACAATGATTGACGCTGCACAAGAACTTCACGATTCTTTAGAAGATAACGAAAATATGCCGGAGTGGGTACAGGGCAAAATCACAAAAGCTACTGATTATATTGATTCAGTAAGAGACTATATGAAGAGCAAAAAAGAAATGGGCGAAGCTGCGCCTACTAAAAAACCATTTGATTCTGTTGGTTATGCCAAACAAGGTATGAAGTACGATAAGCAAAAGGGTAAAATGGTACCGGATAAAAAAGATGATTAGGTTTAAACAATTTACAGAGGATCGCAGAGAGAAACTAAGAGCTAAATTAGGTTCTATTGGTAAACAGATGGGTCAAACCGCCAATAATATAAACCAGACAATTGGTAAAGAGCCTGAAAAAAAGATGCAAAAGCCCACAAATAGTATATTCAAATCGCATCCAAAATATGAAGAAAAAGATTCACGTTTAGCTGCAGCCGGCGTGAGTGGATATAACAAAGCAAAACGCACTCCTGGTCATCCAGAGAAAAGCCATATTGTAGTTGCAAAAGACGGTGATAAAGTTAAGACAATACGATTTGGTCAACAGGGTGTAACAACAGCTGGTGCACCAAAAAAAGGTGAATCAGATAAACAGAAATCAAGACGTAAGTCTTTTAAAGCAAGACATGCTAAAAATATAGCAAAAGGTAAAATGTCTGCAGCCTATTGGGCAGACAAAGAGAAATGGTAAAAAGTATTTCAGACGCTTTATTATCATAAATAGCATTATATTTAATTTAATGGGATAACTGATGGCAGACACAACAAACGAACGACTCGGAAGAATCGAAGAAAAGCTAGACAAACTAGCAGATGCAATGGTTTCAATTGCACGAGCTGAAGAGAAGATCGAAGCAATGTCTGACGAACATGATAAGCAATATGAGCGTATCAATAAGTTATCTATCAAAATAGATGATATCGAAAGAATAGTTCTAGATAATCAAAGAACTGTTCATTTTATGATGAAATTATTCTGGGTGGTTGTTGTAGCGGCCGCCGGAGCTATAGCAACAAACATATGGATGTAAAAAAATGGCAATACTCGAGAGAAAAATAGACGCTAAAAAACATGATGCATATAAACGATTTGTCAAATCTAAAAAAGTAGATGATGACACTGTTAGAATGGCACATGATAACCCTAACCACCCTATGGTTAAGCGTATGAAAAATGATAAAACATACGCAAAATCAAATTTTAAAAAAGCATTAGACATGTACAAAAATGCAGGTGTGAAAGAATCATTCGTGATACCTGAAGATATACCGTTCAAAGAACGTAATGCTTTTATGGGAGCAGCAGCTGCTGCACATAAATCCGGTAAATCACACTTCAACTTTGGTGGTAAAAAACACCCTGTCACTATGGATAAAAAGGTCGCTACAAAGATTGCCGATGATGCAGATGCAATGAAAGCTTTCCTTGCAAAAGGTGGAAAGATTACAAAACTTCCTCCAGGCAAAGCACAAGGCTATCATGGTAAAGATGATCCTGGTAAAGATATGCATGGTATGATGGCAAAGGGTGATACCAAAGCAATGGGTACTCGTAAAAAAGTTAAATCCATGGAAGCTGTCCAAGATGTTGATCAAAAAGAAGGCACTGACGAAGCAAAACGTGTTGTTCATTCTGATAAACCAGATAGGTTAGTGACCATGAAAATAAAAGATCCAAAGAAAAAATCCGGTGAAAATGCTACAATGAATCCAAAACTCGGAAATGAAAAAGGCAAAGGTGCTGAAATGGAACAAAAAGAATCACTGACTATTCGTGATAAATTGATGATGGTACTTGAAGGCGATCGTTCAAAGCATTATAAAGGTGCTACTGCTCCAGAAGAGATGGACAATAATCTGAAAGGTGCTGGAGCTAAAAAGATGAAAGCAGACATTCAAGGTAATGCTGCTGATCCAGATCTCGAAAAGAAATCACATGACGATGCATCAAAAGCAGGTCGTGCTGGGCCAAGTATGAAAGCTCGTCCAAATGATAAAAAAGATGGTGATAAAAAGATGCAAACACCTGATGATATAACTAAAAAAGGAAAAGGAACTCCGGAAATGAAAAGTGAATCAACTAATTCATTAAAAGCAACTTTATCAGCATATGCTGATATGGCTATCTTAGAAGCAGAGGGAAATGTCACTACAAGACATGATGTTATAGGAGATACTAAAAATCTTGCTATAGCGGCCGTTAGAAAAAAAGCTGGTCCTAATGTAGCAGTTAAACATCATGGAATGACCCCTAATGGAGATCATGACATCGGCATAACTGGCCATCCAAAGCATGTTATGAAATTTGTAAATCATCATGAAGATGGGAAATATTCACTTGATCATGCAGGTCATGCTAAGTATAAAAAAGATTTTGGTGGGTGATTTAAATGAAAACCCCGCAATCAAAAAGTTTCCAAAAATTAAGAGAAGAAACTCTAAATGAAATGGAAATGCTGACGCATAAGAAAAAAATAGGGGCTGCACAAGCAGAATTTGATAAAGCGCGTGATCAACATAACGATGCAAAGAACACCCATGGCAAACTTTCTGATATGCACGCAAAAGCATATATTAAGGATATGATGGCAAAGGGTCATAAGCGAAAAGGTCTTATGAGCAATCCAGATACTTCGCATTCTTCGTATAAAAAACACGCGGCGCATAAGATGTTTGCTGATAAGCATGGTAATGCTGCTAATGGTAGCTTTAAAGACTCTCATTCGCTTGCAATGCATGCGCACGATGATGATCATATGCCGAAAAAACATGTTGATCATGCTGAAAAGGTACATAATAATATGGTAGATGCACACAATAAACTTCAGGCTGCTAAGAAAGCATCGCCTTCACAAAAAATCAAAAATGTTGCAAATCGTATTAGTAAAAAACTGTCGCGATAGTTAATGAATAAGGAGTCATAAACGATGATTAACCCACCAAGCTATCAAAAAGATGCAATACCCACCCGTAGTGGTTGGGTACATCCTCAAACAGGAGAGATTCTTGTTGGAGGATCAATATCTCAAAAGAACATTGATGAGTATATGAATGTACCTGTCATTGAAGTCGAAACGATTGTTGAACCAGATATTGTAATTGATGTTGAAGACGAAGTTGACTGGGAAATGGAAGAGATCGATCTTGATTCTATGACTAAAGCACAGTTAATTGAGACTGCAGAAGAATGGGAAGTCGAGATTGATCCCAAAGCATCAAAATCTCAAATAAAAGAACTCTTAGAAGAAGAACTCTTTTAAAATATAATATATAGTTATATGATGATATTTAATGACCTGACCGAAGAGAACTTGTTTCTCTATGCTGCAAAGCACTATTATAAACCTCAGTTCTCTGACATTGAAGAGTTCTACGAGGATTTGAAACGATTTAAATATATTAAAAGATTAGTCAATCGTTATCTAGATCATGATGAATTAGGCGAGAGACTGATACTAAATCATCTCATCGTAATTTTTAATTCGTTTGGAGTCGAAGCAACTTTAAATATGCTCGATTTAAAGCTTGATGATAAACACTGGCCTGTAATTAAACCATTCTTAGTTTTCCTAAGATATATTAAAAACGACCAATATACAGGAATCATAATGGATAAAAAGGTCATTGAAAGATTAAGGGAAATATAATGGGCTTAGTTAAACGTGCTGCAGATCTTGCTTATACTTTCCGATTCGTTAGAATGTTAGTTATGGATTGGAAAAACTGGGATGCTTATAAACTTGGTATTATTGATGAGAACGGCAAAAGACAAAAAAATGTTAAGCTTGACAATGATGAGAAAAAATCTGCATACACCCCCTTTATTCGTCTAAGCGCTAATATCAAGCGTTTGTTATCAAACATTCCCGGTGGTGGTTCGAAGCTCGGTTCGTTCGCATCAGCTCTCTTTCTGATTAAAGAACACTGCAAGTTCACAGATAAAGATCTTACAAAAATATTAGAAAAATGTGACATTACATCACTTGATGTTTTGACAGAAGCAAATAGTAATTGGTTTACGTTGAAAGACAAACAATTAATCCCAGGCGTATATCATGTAAAAGAAGCAAAGATATTGAATAAGAATTTTGAGGAATGGGTATTCCCAAAAGATAAAATTAGAATAGAAGAAGAATGTTTCCCAGTTGGTGATGTATTTGGTCTTGACATATACGAGGCTATTCATATGAAAACGAATCAAAAAATATACATTTCAACAAGCGAGATAGCAAAATGAAACCAGGACTATGGGCAAATATACATGCCAAAAAACGTAGAGGTGAAAAGATGAGGAAGAAGGGTGAAAAAGGTGCACCATCTCCTGAAGCAATTTCAAGAGCAAAGGGCGAATCGAATCACCCTAATATATGGGATAATATTAGAAAGCGAAGAGCGGCTGGTAAACCAGTATTAAAGCCTGGCGAAAAAGGTTATCCTAAAACTCTTGATCTACCTGAAGAAGCACCAGGAACAAGTACTGCTTCTATTCCAAATCCAGCTCAAACAGCTATGGGCCCAAGGGTAAAACCAACAGTCACCCAGGATAAAAGAAAAAAGAAAAGACCTGCACTATTAAAAAGATTTGCAAAGTTTATAGAACCTCAAAATGATTAAATTATACCTAGCACTCATTGTTATCGGGCTACTCGGTTCATTTGGATATGGTGCATACTGGTATTATAATGACACTCAACAAAGAATCGCCACACTGAGAGAGAATAATGCTCAGTTAGAAGTAGCAGTCCAAACTGCTAACGAAAGTCTGGAAACAATACAAGCAGACGTCGCAAAGATGGCAGATCTCAATAATCAATTACAACAAGATTTACAGAAGGCAGAAGCCTATGGTGATGAACTACGAGGTAAGTTAAGTCGTATGAATCTCGTAGTCGAAGCATTGAAAGATGCTACAATATTAGAAGGAAAGATGAATGGCGCTACAGCAAAACTATGGCGTGGTTTCATGGAAGACACTGGTAATAGTAATGAGTATCCTCTTCCTGACTGGTTGCGTCGGGAGAGCTCCGGAGACGGAGATCAAGACAGTAGTCAAGATAGAGAAGACAACAGTACCAGTAGTGTCGAGACCGAAACCGCTCCAGCTAGTTGATACTCGTGTACGTGTAGTTACGAGTGATACACTAGATGAATTTATCAATGAGTACAAAGAGCAATATGGCGAAGTTGCCTTTGTTGTTTTGAGTATGAAAGACTATGAGAACCTTGCCTTGAATATTGCTGATCTAAGAAGATATATCAATCAGCAAACCGAGATTATTGTTTATTATGAAGAAGCAGTAACCGAGGAGAAGAAGGAAGATGGAACTGAATCTGGAGAAAGCAAATAAACATGCTCGTATGGCAGACATTGCCTATAAGGATGAAAAGGAAGCAAAGAAAGAATACAAAAAACTCGGCTGGTCAAGTCATGTCTTTTTGGATCATGATGGCGCTCAGTGCCATATTGTATGGAATGCTAATGAGATGGCTATATGTTTTAGAGGAACCGAGCCTTCTGAGCTTTCGGATATTCTTGCAGATTTAAATGCATTGCCAAAGAAGTCAATGACTGACGGATGGGTGCATTCAGGATTCAGAGGAGAACTCGATAAAATATGGGAACAAGTGGAGGTGATGGCGCGTAAATATAATGAAAAGGATCTTACAATATGCGGACATTCACTCGGTGCTGCAATGGCAACCATTTGCACTTCTCGAATCGAAGAGTTTCGAACAGTTAAGGGATTATACACGTTTGGAAGTCCAAGAGCAGGAACAAGATCTTTCGTCAAAGGAATAAAAACAGAACACTGGAGGTTTGTAAATAACAATGACGTGGTTACTAGCGTTCCTCTTGCTATTATGGGTTATAAGCATCATGGTAATTTGTGCTATATTAATCATTACGGTAAAATTAGGAAAATGACCTTTTGGCAGAGAGTAAAAGATAAGTTTAGAGGATGGAAATCTGGCCTGCTTGATGGTGTAGCAGATCATGGTATGAATAACTATGTAGACTATACAATCAAGGAGGGATAAATGTACGAATATAAATGTTTAATCAATCGTGTCGTTGACGGAGATACTGTCGATATTGATATCGATTTAGGGTTCGGTATTTGGATGAAAGATGAACGTGTTCGAATCATGGGTATAGATACTCCTGAATCAAGAACTCGTGACCTAGTGGAGAAACAATTTGGACTCGCATCAAAAGAACGGCTCAAAGAACTCATACCTGAGGGATCAACACAAACTCTTAAAACAGAAGTCGATAAAAGTGGAGAAGACGCCAAAGGAAAATTTGGAAGAATCTTGGGCGACTTCCTCGTTGGAGGACATCGGGTCACTGAGATACTTATTGATGAAGGACACGCTGTAGATTACTATGGTGGAAGCAAAGAAGAGATTCAAGCGCAGCATATGAAAAACAGAGAACGTTTGATATCTGAAGGAAAGGTTGTTCTCGATGATTGAAAGAATGTTTGCTGATACGTTGTGGATATATACTGCTATCGGAGGTTCGGTAGCAGGTGCAGCGTTCCTTGCATATTTTAAAGGAACAAATGCTGGTCTTTGGTGCTATGCTAAACTTGATCAGACACTTGACTTTCTAGTCGAAAGATACGGATGGACTTGGTTGGTGCAACCCGAAGATGGTTGGAGAAAGAAGTATCCACACGTCACAAAGAAAATAGATGAACTTGAAAATAGAATTAAGGAACTAGAGAATGAGAGAACTACTAATTGAAGCATTTAAGTCCCATGCAAAAGGACACATTGATAAACACATAGCAAATGTGGAAGTCTATTTAGCTAATCCTGTTGGTATCGGGGAGCACTCTGATATCATGGAAGCAGTCGAAATAGAAGTAGAACAAATTGCGAAATATGATGACCAACTTGAAATGATCATGAAATATTTCAAAGAAATATAAAATATTATTATCTATTTTTGGGGTTTACAAAATCCTGAAAATGATATATAATACTACAATCAAATAAGAAAATCAAACATATGAGGTAGTAGAATGGCAACAGCAACTGTTGACACAAGGAAATTTTTATCCGAAACTAAATTCTACGAAGCTTACTCCCGCTATATAGAAGAAGATGGCAGATATGAATCCTGGGATGAGGCCGTAGACAGAGTGATCGGAATGCACGAAGGTTACTATAAGAACAAAGGTAACGAAATATCAGAATACTTCGAGGAAGCTCGACAAGCATATAAAGAACAAAGAGTACTTGGTGCTCAACGTGCATTACAATTCGGTGGTGAACAATTGCTGAAACATCAAATGAGAATGTACAACTGTACTTCATCCTATGCTGATAGACCAGCATTCTTTGGTGAAGTATTTTATATTTTATTGTGCGGTGCTGGTGCAGGTTTTTCTGTACAAAAACATCACATAGCAAAATTACCACAGTTACAACAAAGAACAAAACAAGCCAAAGGTTATGTCGTAGAAGATTCGATCGAAGGCTGGGCATCTGCACTTGACGTGTTGATGTCTTCTTATTTTGTGGGTGGAGGAAAATATCCAGAGTTTGAAGCTCGTCGTGTTTTCTTTGACCTATCACAAATTCGTCCAAAGGGTTCAAAAATATCGGGTGGATTCAAAGCACCTGGACCTGAAGGACTACGTCGTTCACTCGACAAAATAGAACACTTACTTCAAGGTATTGTAATAGATTCCAAAGAAACCAAGAATATCCGTCCGATCGATGTATATGATATCACAATGCATGCAGCAGATGCTGTCTTGTCTGGTGGTGTACGTCGTTCAGCAACCATTTGTCTCTTCTCACCAGATGATGAAGAGATGATGAATGCAAAGACTGGTAGTTGGTATATGGATAATCCACAGCGTGGCAGATCAAATAACTCTGCTGTGATTGTGAGAGACGAGACTACATCAGAACAGTTTGGCAAGATTATGGAATCAGTCAAACAATTTGGTGAGCCAGGATTTGTCTTCGTTGAATCAACCGAACATACTACTAATCCATGTGTTGAGATTGGTATGTTCCCTCAAATGGATAACAAGTCTGGTTGGCAGGGTTGTAACCTAACTGAGATCAACGGCGGCATGTGCAATACCGAGGAGGACTTCTATAAGGCCTGTAGAGCAGCGTCTATCCTCGGTACCCTACAAGCTGGGTACACAGAGTTCAAATTTCTTGACGAAACTTCGAAAAAGATATTTGATCGAGAAGCACTATTAGGAGTATCAATTACTGGATGGATGAATAATCCAAGCATTCTATTTGATCCGAAGGTGCTAGAAAAAGGAGCAAAAATTGTCAAAGAAGTCAACAAAGATCTCGCAGGACGATTGGGCATTAATGCTGCTGCCCGCACTACTTGTGTTAAGCCTAGCGGCAACGCTTCCGTTCTACTT